GCCTAATAGCTTTAGTTTTACGGAGGGCTTTGGCGAGCAGACTGTTAGAGCGCAGTCCGCGGGCGGCGGTTCTGTCGCACAAGTTTACAGCGATAATGCTGAAATGAAATATTCAGTAGTTAAATTTACTATGTTTAATATTAATTTAAATATTGAAATTATTCGTAGCTGGAAAGCAAATCGAAATGAAAATGTCATTGAAGTTATAGACTCAAACTCAAATTTTGCGAGAACTTTTAAAGCTGCGGCATTAACTAGTGATTATGAAGTGTCATTATCTGCGGATGGAACGATCGATCTTGAGTGGAAAAGTGCTCCTGCTCAATAATAAATAAGCTTAATGTATTAATATTGTTTTTGTATGTTTTGTATGCTAGCCTTATTTCTTTTTATTATTAGGGGTAAAACTATGTCTAAAAAACAATTTGAATTTAATCTATCTGAAGAAATTTCTTACGCATATAAAGGCGATATAAAAAAAACAACACTACTTGTGCTAAAATCTCCGTCTAGCAAGCAGGGAGTTTTTGCGCGCAGGCTTCAACAATATATAATGAGAGCTTTTAAAGAGAATCAAGAAACACAAAAAGTAGAAATCGCCACATCACAACAAACTTTTCTCGAAGTTGAGGATCAAGACATACCTGGTGATATTTTATTGGGCTTATTGTTTATGTCTGATAAAATAAAAATTGAAGACGTAGAGAATGATTTCAAAAGCTTAATGACTTCAGATTGTTGCTTACTTGGTGGTGAAACTGCACTTACTTCAGATAAATATGATAGTTTAAGCATTACCGACACTACTAATCTAATGGGGGAATATCTAGCTAATTTTTTGTTGCTATCGCTTCTTTCCCCACAGAAGAAGTGATCGGATATTTGATCGCAAATGTTATTTTTTTTTATAAGGGTGGGGTATCTTATGCATGTGCTAAAGAGATGCCTGTACTAGAGTTATTTGAACTTTCTGAGTACGGTGCTCGAATTAATATAGAAATAGAAAAGCAGTCAAAACAAAAACTTTAAACGTTTTTAAAATAGTTTTATTATATGAAATAGAAATACTAAAAAGGCTATGTCTATGGCTGAAAATACAATTGTATACACGATTCGGGCAAACGATGCTTTTAGCAGTGTTGCTAAACGAATAAATGCTGCTACTAAAAGTATGGATAAACAGGTAGCGAGTCTTAGTCAACGTATGAAAACTTTTGGTACGCGGATGACGGGCGTTGGTAAATATCTATCTTTACGTGTAAGTGCTCCTATCATAGCTCTCGGAGCATATGCCGTACATGCTTATTCTAAAATGGAGCGTTTACAAACATCTTTTGGTATTTTGTTAAAAAGTGCTGCGGCAGGTAAAGGTCTTATTGAATATTTAAACAAATTTACAATGGGGGCAGCGTTTGATATTCAAGAAGTTGCATCCGCTACTAGAACTATGCTTGGGTTTGGTATGAGCTTGCAACAAGTTAAAGCAAATTTAAGCATGGTTGGGGATGTTGCTACGGCAACAGGTCTGCCGATGCAGCAGCTATCTAGATATTTAGGTCGTATAGCGGCTATGGGATTTATTCCTGCAGGAGCACTGGGTTCGATGGGTGCATATGGCATTCCTGTTGTTAAAAGTTTTGCTAAAATTTTAAAAATATCACAAAAAGAAGTTCTTAAGTTAGCTTCAGCAGGAAAGATTACATTTCCTATTTTTTTAAGTCTTATGAGAAAGATGACAGGGAAAGGGGGTGCGTTTTATCAAATGATGATAAAACAATCTAAGACTATGACAGGTAGACTTATTATACTACATAATAGACTTCATGCGGTAGGTCGTAAATTTGGAGATTTAATTGTAACTCAGCTAAAACTTAAAGAAGCTGTTTCATATGTTACCGATGCCTTAGAACCTCTTTATAATAATTTCAGTAAGCTCGTTGAAAAACATCCCCTTTTAATGAAAATCGCAATAGCTTTTGGTGTAATAGGAGTCGTATTACCCCCAATACTAATAGCCATAGGTTTGTTTACAACACTAATGGCGGCTCTTATCGCACCAACTAATTTAATTGTTGTTGGAATTATTGCTGCAGGAGCAGCTGCGGTACTCTTATACCGAAAATTTTGGATGTTTAGAATGATTGTAAAAGGGATTGGTGACTTAATAAATTATACTATTGTTAAACCTATTATGTTTTTACTCGATCATTTGCATTCTGGAACTTATGGGCATCCAAATAGACAGATGGTTGGTGGTTTAGTCGGTGGACTGCTAGGTGGAAATAACGCATCTGCCACAATGGATATTAACCTAAATGCACCCCCAGGTGTTGTGAAAAATACAGCACTTTCATCAAAAGGGTTCGGCAGTGCTAATTTGTCCGGACTAGGCAAGAACATGTTTAAAGGAGCCTTTTAAATAATGTTTGAGAAATTGAGACAAGCTTCGTTCAAAGGAGTACCTTTTTTAGTAGATACTACGAGCACTACAGCGGGTCGTAAAACAGCTACACATGAATATATCAATCAAGGTCAGCGATATGTGGAGGACTTAGGACGTTTAAGAAAAACTTTTAACATAACGGGATTTATCACAGAACCTAATTATATTTTAAAAAGGGATGCTTTGATTCTTGCACTAGAGACAGAAGGGCTTGCGCCTTTAGTCCACCCGACCTTAGGCATATATAATGTAGTACCTAAGCCGTATACTCTAACTGAAGACATGACCAGTATTAATATTGCTACTTTTGAGCTGGTTTTTGAAGAAGCTCAATTACCTATTTATCCAATTGATTCGGGTAATAGCATATCGAAATTAATCGATAGTATAGATAGCGTATTAGACGGAGTTCAAGATTACATAGGTAGCTCTTTTGAATTAATTTATAGTAATGTTGCAAATTTGGCGGATATTATTTTTAAAATAGACTATACAGTTTCAGCATTTCAAAGTGCGGTAGAGTCATCTGGTACTGGATATACATCAACAGTTAATGATTTTTCGGCTACTTTAAGTGATCTCCAAACAAATCAAGTTCAAAAAGCATATAATCCAACAGACTTAGCTGATTCTTACAGATCTATTGGCAATCAAACTGCAAATTTAGCACCAAATGCACTTAGTAATTTTAATCTTAATAAAAAGCTTTTTCATTTTGGGGAATCGGATATACCTTTTATTGCTGATACTGGATCTTTGATAGAAAGGCAATCTAATAGAGATATACTAAATGCATCTATAAATATTATGTGTTTAACAAATGCGTATCTTAATGCAGTTCAGTTGAATTATGAAACTTTAACAGATCTAAAAAATATTCAAGATGTTCTGGAAGATCAGTTTAATTATATCTTGAGCTTACAAAATTTGCCAGAGGAGACTTTAGAAATTCTAAAAGAAATACGCGTATACGCTATGACTTTTTTTGAAAAAGAACAGATTATTGTATATAAGATATCTCAAGTTAATATAAATATGACTACTATGAGAGAATTAACATACAGGTATTATGGCAATTTAGATAATTATGATGAGCTGATAGCTTTAAATAATACGTTAAACCCGTCGTATATAGAAGGTAGTGTGCTGGTATTAACATTATGATTACTTTAGAAATTGAAGGTACGGAATTCACAGGGTTTCAAGAAATAACATTAAGTAAAAGTTTTGATGATGCATCTGCTGAATTTACAGTAACTATATCCTCAACAGCTCCTATTGAAAATCCAATAAAAGCTGGGAATGCAGTTAAAATTTTGGTCGATGGATTTATTGCACTAACTGGTTTTGTTGATCGGATAGACGGTAGTTTCTCATCAGCTGAGCATGTAATACTAGCGCGTGGTCGTGATAAAACTGCTGATCTAATAGATTCGACAATCTCAGAGAATATATCAATTAGTACACCGACCACGTTAACTAAATTAGCAAAACAAGTTATTAGTAGTATAGGCTCTGATATAGAAGTTGTAAGCTATATTCCTGATGAGACTTTTGATATAGATGATAATTTAACTGCACAAACAGGTGAAACGGCTTTTGATTTTATAGAGGGATATTGTAGAAAGCTACAAGTTATAGCTACCACAGATGGTTTGGGTCAATTAGTTTTTACCCGAGCTAGCTCTACGGCTAAAGCAGCAGTTATGCTTATTAATCAAAAAGACGGAACACAAAATAATGTAATAAGCGGTTCTTTTTTTGTAGATCATTCTCAAAGATTTCACAAATATACAATATTGTCGCAGGGGAATGCTGTCGGAGAGATTTATTTAAACTTGGATGCTGCAAGTCCTGCTGACATGGCAAATAGAAGTTTTACAGTAGTAGATAATGCTATTAGAAGCTCTCGTGTATTTAATAAAAATTCAGAAAAATCAGCTAATCAAGATCAATGTGAATCTGAATGTAAATGGAATACGAATATAAAAAGGGCTAGATCTTTTGCATACACAGCAACTGTTGCGGGTCACGTAATGTCACCGAATTCTGACATTTGGAGAACTAATACTGTAGTTCATGTAATGGATGACGATGCGGATTTACCATCTGAGTTTTTACTAATATCGGATTTAACTTTTAGCTATTCCGTAGCCGATGGTTCGACAACCGATATTACGTGTATAACGTCTGATGCTTTTACGCTACAGCCTATTAAGCTTAAAAAAACATCATTATCAGCAACAACTCTTGAAGCATTAACTGACTATGTAAAAAAAGAAGGTATAACCGCGTGATAAATATTATTAGAAATATGATAAAAAGAGCGTATGTAACTTTAGTACATCCAGATACTAAAGTGTACTCGTATACTCAAATAAGTTATCTTGGCAATACCGTAGATGCGGAAACTTTATACCCCTACGGGCTAAATGCTAGTGCTCCTTTAAATTCTGCGGCAATAGTATTTAATATTCAGGGTGACGCTAGTAATAGATTTTGCATTTGCTATACGCCGGATAGAAGATTTAAATCATTAAAAGAAGGTGAAGTACAAATTGGTAACGTCTTAACTCAAGCTAGTATAAAATTCTCTGAAGATGGAAAAATTCAAATATTTTCTGATGCAGATATTGAAATAATATCGAGCGCAAAAGTTAAAATAGTTTCTAGTACAGATGTTGAAATAAACGCTACAAATATTAAAATAACCGGAGATGTAGACATAACAGGTGATCTAGCGGTAAGCGGAAGTACGGCGTTAGGAGCTAGTGGTGCTGCTATAGCAAGAGTTGGTGACGCTGTAGTTGTAAGCGGTAATCCAGGAACGATAACCTCGGGATCAAGCACTAATACTTCAGCATAGGATAAAAAAATGGCAATAATAGACATAGCATTAGTTAAAACAGCAAACGAATATTTGGATATTGCTTTTGCGGATACTGGAGATTTTTTATTAACAGAAGGTCTTGATACTACTTTAGACATGAGCATATTAGAGCAAAGAAGAGCAGACGCATCTGAAGTTGTGAGACCTGAGTTAAGGCGCGGATGGTGGGGAAATACTTTAAACGATTTGGCTTTTGAGATAGGATCTAAGTTATGGTTATTATCACAAGCTAGAAAAACACAAAGTACTTTAAATTCAGCAGAAGACTATGCGCAAAATGCGCTAGAGTGGATGCTAGACGATGATATTATAGATGACGTTAACGTAATTGCATATTTTGAAAATAATACTATGTATATTAAAATAGATCTTCTAAAACAAAATAATTTAATACACACTGCTTTTTATGATGCTTTTGCGGCAACAGGAGAAATTAACTAATGACAATTATATTTCCAGATGATGTGCGTGAGATCTCTGATCGAATAAAAGCTGATGTGCAAAACGCCTTACCTGAGTCGAATCCTTTTTTAAAAAATAGTTATCTCGCAGCTTTAATTTATGGATACGCAGGTCAAGTAGCTGATTTTTACGCACAGCTTTCGCGTGTTTTAGATGAGATGTTTATGGATACCGCGGAAGGTGTTTATT